ACAACGTTGGGAATGGATTAGTCTGTGCAAACGCACAGACTAGAGTAAAAAATAGTGATGAAATTAACTTCATGTTTTCTCCTTGTTATTACTTAGTCTTAGATAAAGCGTTGAATATATTTAATTTTACTTGTTCAATGACGTTGGTGTCAATAGAATCACTTGGTTGATTTGACCTAAAGCTCACTTGCCAACCTGAATCCAACTGCGATTTGAACCAAGCATTTAAATCATATCTATTGGCAAATTTCATTGTGTAACCTGAATCCAGCACAGCATACTCTGTTGATTCAATCGCCACTAAACAATGGCCCGTGTATACAATTCTCAACCAACGAGTATCGCCTTGTGGATTCTCCAAACACAATGTTTGGCAATGCTCTATCATGCAAACCTCATTATGTATTCTGTCGCATGTTCGTCTGTTAGCTCAGCCACAAACACCACACTGGATGTTCCATTATCAGGCGAACGATGTGTGAACAGTTTTATTTCATATTCGTGATTGCGCAACCATTTGTATTTATTGGTATGTTTGAACCTTTCGATCAGTTCAGCAGCTGAGTTTCCGTACAACATCCTTTCGTTAACCGTTATTTTTTCTACGGTAATCTTCTGCATACAAATTAAACAGCCATTGGCGCTGCGATTGCAGGATGACACTGATAATCAATCAGCTTGATATCGTTTGGTGTAAAATGGTTGATATCTTTGATATCAGGATTGAGCCACACAGTGGGTAAAGGTAGCGGAGTTCTTGTTAGCTGCTCCTTTACTTGGTCCATGTGATTATGGTAAACGTGTGCGTCTCCGATTACGTGAACAAATTCCCCAACACCTAACCCACACACTTGAGCAATCATGTGAGTGAGCAGGCTGTAGCTGGCAATATTGAACGGGATTCCCAAGAACCAATCTGCGCTGCGTTGATACATTTGACAACTGAGTTTGCCATTGCGCACGTAGAACTGACTGAGCACATGACAAGGTGGCAGACACATTTGACCCAGATCGTCAGGATTCCAAGCAGTGAGAATATGGCGACGACTGTGCGGATTGTACTGGATATCTTTGATCAGCAAGTGTAGCTGATCAATTTTGTTATTATACGAACCTCGCCAGTCTCTCCATTGTACACCATAGATGCGTCCAGCATCGCCATCAAAATCAGCATTACGGACCCAGTTAGGATCCAGTGCATTAGCATGCCATATGGTCTGTTTGCCCGTAACGCCGTGTGTGAGTTCGCTCAGTCGGTCAATGTCGCTGGAGCCTTCAATAAACCACAACAGTTCTCCCACCACAGCACGCCATGCTAGCTTTTTGGTAGTTAGTGCTGGGAATCCCTGATTGAGATCATGTCGCATCTGAACACCAAAAATACTACGGCTGCCCACCCCAGTGCGATCATCGGTATCGACGCCACTCTCCAATATGTTTTTCAATGTATCAAGATACTGTTTTTCCATAATGTCTAACCCATTTTTTAATTGTGTACCGAACTCCGCTGCGAGCATCCTGGAATTTCTTTTCTACCGACAACGTATCGTCAAAATTATCAGACCATTCTGATTTGGGATAGTGAGTATCACACTCCCATGTGCCTTCTATTTCGGTGTGATAAACAATGCACGCATGTGGCATCCAGGATCTCAGAGTTTCTGCTCCGCCTATTACCCAGATATCACCGCCGTAGCATATCCAAAGCAGAAGATCTAAACAAATTTCTGGTTCTCCTTCAATATGAATGACATTTCTGTCAGCGACAATATCAGGATTTCTACTCCACACGATACTTTGCCTGCCAGGCAGTGGATTGTGCATATCTGGACTAGCCCAGGTTTTTCCACCCATCAGTATGTAGGCACCCATGGTTAGATCACGAAAATTTTTTAAGTCGTCAGTAAGCCTGGGCCAGGGCATGGAACCCTGATGGCCCATGCCCCCTTGCAGGTCTGTGGCAAATATTGCATTGATGCGCGGTTTAGTTATGGTCATGGTAATAGATCGTCCAGTATACCACTCACTATCTGTTCAATACATCTCTGGTACTTATTGAGATCTATGATCAAGCGTATTCTTGGACCATTTGAAAAGTCTTGAATGCTTCGACTTAATAGTGCCAAGGTTTCTTGATCCAGGTTGTCAAAGGGCATTACTACATCAGGCTGCCCTGGTGTGATAAAATGAACTTCTTTGATCAGGAAAATGGGTATTGATGACTTCTCAGTTTCTTCCAGAAGAGCTTCCCAATCAGTTCCCACTTCAAAATTCTCACGCAACTGTGGTTTTCGATTTCGCACTGTTCTTGGGTCTGCCCCTTCTGGGCGCCGCAGTAGCTTGTTTGGGTTCACCCAACAGCTGAGCTTCGGTTTCCAAACGTTGAGCTTCAGTTAAGAGACTCTGAGCTTCAACTCTCATCCTGGCAGCCTGGGCAATTAAGTTTTGAGCCAGGTTGCTGTCGCTGAGCAGATCGGCGGTTTTTTCTGGCACAGATTGTGTCTTTTTGTTTTTAGCAGGATCACGCAATCCACTCTGCGCATCCAGTTCGGCCATTTTTTGAACAGCTTCTGATCCAGCTTCCATTTTTTTCAAAATTTCATTCAGCTCGTCTAACCGAACATTACTTTTGGTATCGGGCGTGACGATTACCTGATTGGTTGGTACCTTCTTGATCAGACCTTCTTTATGCAATGTGTGCAACATGTTTCTTCCGTCAGGCAATAGATTTCGAAACAGAGCTTCTGAAAATTCAGCAGCCTGTTGACCCACTGCGGATTCCAAAATCTTCATCACAGCGTCGTGATAGGTTCTAGGCAGTAGGTCACTATAGCTGACCAAACACATATGCTCTTCATTGGGCACAGTGCGATAAAGAATTACTACTTTTTTATCCCCGTGACGGCCCACGTGTTTAATCATGATTTGAAACTCCTTCCAGATTTGCTGGAGCGTCCTGATCGTCAGTTAAAGGCACTTGGCCAATAGTAGTAGTGTCTTCACCGACCGGCTCATCAGACTTTATTGAACCTGACATTTCCAGGAAGGCCGTGAGTTTATCATACACGTTTCCTATGGTTGTGAATTCTTCGGCCCTGAAAGCACCACGCTGTGAACATTGTGAAACTATCTCTCGAAGAATTCTCAGGTCGTTGAGGTCTAATGTTGGTTGATTGTTCTCCATGTTTACTCCTTTCCAATATTTATTTGCTTATGGAACTCTATGATTTTTTTCTAAATTGGGCAGGATCAGAGTGATAAAAGTGATATCCACGGGATCTTCGAACCCCAAGCCCAAGTACTTGCCGCCTATCAAAGCAGAGGATACGTTGGGTCTAGGTATACAGATACGGCCTTGGGTGTGGCTCAGGACCTGTTGAATCAGATTAGAAATAACAACCGCTTCAGTGGAAGCGGTAATAATTTCTACTGGAATCGTCAGAAGTTTGAAGTGCCAAAACCATTGAGTACACACTCTGGGGTGTTTGCAAATTTGGTTTATAATTTCGTTGTCGTTGTTCATAAAAAAGAAGGGTGCGGGACTTTCTCCCGCACCCTGTTTGTTTAGTCTTCGTACTTTACTGTGACACCATGCGGTGCAACTACGTCACATCCACCATGCACAATAAACAACGTATCGCAGTAGTTAGGATCACCAAACCCGTCGCCGGTATACATGTCAGTCATCATAATGAACAACTTGGGTTCGATATTGTTCGCCTTCATCCATTCCCAGTTTACATTAAAGCTGGTGCCACCACCGCCCTTGATCTGGTACTCAGTAACACTGCGGCCATCGTCACTGGTAAAGGTGTCGTGACTGTAAACTTCAGTATCAAAGCACCAAACCTGAATACGGTAACCATCAAACTGCTGCATGATGCCCTGGATCTCGCTGAGGAAGTCACGAGCCTCTTTATCGCCAATGGAACCACTCATGTCCAGTGCCACGCAAACGTCAATCTGCTGATCCACCACCATGCCTGGGATCACAGCGTCCAATTCCCAACCCTTGCGGCTGGGCACCAACCAGCTGTAGTCGCTGAGCACAGTGCTTTCAATCCGCTGGCGCAACAGCTCGCGCCAGTTCATCTTGGGCTCAGTGAGCTCCTTGATCAGGCGCTGAACGCCTGCCGGCAACTGCCCAGCCTGGCACTGCTTGGCAGCGTTGATCACCGCTTCGCGGATCTCGTCGCGAATAGCCTTCTTTTCTTCTTCGCTGAGGCTGGGACGGCCCGGGCGTTTTTTATCGCCGTTGTTTTCACCGTCGCCTTCGCCCTCGCCTTCATCATCGCCGTCCATGTGATCATCCAGCACTTGATCCAGCAGATCCTGGATGTTGATCTTCTTGGCATTCTTGAACAAGTGATCGTACACTTCTTCAGAACTCCAACCAGTGTACTGACGGTCATAAAGTGCCGGCACTGTGGTAATCAGCTCGCCAACCTTGGCGGTCACCAGTTCCTGGTTCACCACGTAGTCAGCAGCAATGTTGTGAAGCTGAGGATCACGATCGCCACGGCGTTCCATGTGATCGTAAACCACGTGCAACACTTCGTGTCCAAACAAAAACTCAACTTCAGCAGGGCGGAGGGCCTTGATAAAGGCATGATTGTAGTAGAAGTGACGCCCGTCAGTGGCAGCAGTGGGGCACCACTCATCAGCTGGGGTCAGCTTCAAACGAGCACTGATGTTGCCAAAAAATGGTTGCTTCAACAACAGTGCAATTCTAGCCGTAATCAGCTTTTCCTTCACCTGCTCAGCCAGCGACTTGTCAATGGGTTTGTCGGTGCAGTAGGTTTCAAACTGCTTGTCTTTGCGAGTTTTTTTGGTAGTAGCGGTGCTCATGTTGTCCTTTACTCTTTTAGTATAGCAAATTTGATAGAACGTGTCAACTTAACTGCCAGTACAAAGTTCCAACTGGTCCTGATCATTGGCACAGAACCCCTCAATAAAGATATGGTGATCATCACCGCTTTTCTTGATAGCAAGGTCAGCAGCACGCCACAAATCCACCCAAGTGAGTCCTGTGATAGGAATCAATACAACCTTTCCTCCCCAATGATTCTGGTACACCAGTACTGATTGAGAATACCCATGTGGGTGGGTGAGATCGTCGACATCGTATAGGCTCCAGCGGGAGTAAAAATCGTTGGAATTTTGAATGGTTTCGTAGTGGTCGGATTTGAGTTCAAATGCTTGATTGTCCTGTTGGTAGGCACCAGCCAAACCTTTTTCAAACTTAGCAATGATATTGGCTATTGCGACGGTGTGGTTTTGGTCTGGAGTCATTGTGCCCTGCAGGGACCTCAGTTCACACAGAGCATTGTGGATAGTGGAAAAATCTTGGCTGTTGATTGTGGGGTTGCAGTTCATTACTCTTTTAGTATAGCAAATTTGATAGAACGGATCAACCAAAAACAATGGAAAATTGTTACTAATCACAACAGACGAATGCGGGCTTGGTTTCCCAAGCCCGCATCGTGTAGCAGGGACACAACTCCCTGGAGTACTATCGGTTATTACCTACTGCGATGATGTACTTGCCAAACCGCTTGTGGAACTCTTCAAAGCTCTTGAGCCGGCTGGGCTCAATGGGCAGCTTGTAGTTCACCAGCGCCACCCGAGCACCCATCACAGTGAGCTCAGTCTCGAAGTTCTTCATCATGAACTTCAGGAAGTTGTCAGCCATGTCGTGGAACACACCCTTGCCCACGTTGTTTTTCTGAGCTTCCTGCAGCTCGTAGCACATGCTGATCACCAGGCTGTACTTGGCGCTCATCTCAGCAGTCTTGAGGTCAGTAACCTTGCCGCTGAGGATGTCACTGGGGTCGGGCAAGTTTTCTGCAAACTTGCGGTGAGCCATGAACTGAACCGCAATACCTTCGCCCACCGTACCAGCAGCCAAGTCGCTGAGCTCGTCGTTAGTGATCGATTCGTCAACCAACAGGTCGCTGAGGAACTTCCAGCTTCGCGGAGTAGCAAAACTCCGGCTGGAGCTCTTGGGATCGAAGTCGAACAGGTCGTTCTTGCGGAAGTTCAGGTAGCCCACAATGTCCTTGTGGACGTTGTGATCCACAGCCCAGTCGAACCAGGTCTGGAAGTCAACGCGAACTTCGAGGTGGACGAAGCGATTGGCCAGCGGAGTGGGCATGCGGAACGTAACGCCCTTGTCGCTTTCGCGGTTGCCAGCAGCCACCACAACCACGTTGTCGGGCAGCACATACTTGCCCACTCGGCGGTTCAGAACCAGCTGGTAAGCCGCAGCCTGCACAGCCGGGGCAGCAGAGTTCATTTCGTCCAGGAACAGCACCACAACCGGATACTTGGCTGCAAACTCCTGCGTGGGAAGATCAACCGGCGGAGCCCAGTCCATCAACCCGGTCTCCTTGTTATAAAACGGGATACCCACGATGTCAGTGGGCTGCCGGATGCCCAAGCGGAAGTCCATCATCACGCCGCCCATGCTTTCGGCAATCTGTTCAATCAGTTCGCTCTTGCCAACTCCGGGAGGGCCCCACAGGAACACCGGACGCTGGACTTTCAAACAACGCATGATCCGGCTACGAGCCTCAGTCAGCGTCACCGTACGGGCATCAATCATCTTAGCACTCATAAATTCTGTATCTCCTTGTGTGTTGTGTTTTCTACTACTCTTTTAGTCTAGCAAATCGGCCTTGTTGTGTCAACTATTAGGCCAAAGTTTCTTCTTCGGCAGCATCAAACTCGGGAGTAAACCAAAGTCGGCTGCAACGGTCCAACCCAGCGGGTATTACTGAATCCAAATCCTGGAACTCTTGGCTGATTTGATCCAGGGATCGATAAAAATCAGACATGTCTTGATGATCTTCAAACCCAGAAACTTCTTCGCACTGAACATCAGTGAGGAAGGAGCAAAGTTCGTTGTTTTCCATGTTTTTGTCTCCAATGTGGTGTGTGTCTGCTACTCTGTTATGATAGCAAACTGTCTCAGCCGTGTCAACCAAATCACAAAAATTAAGTTGATAGCACTCGCCACATTTTCTGCTTTTCCTTAAAGTCCCGCATGGCAGGCCAATCATCAGCCCACAGTGTGATGCCAGTTGAGTAGCTCTGCGGACCACCGCCGCCGCCCCTATCGCAATTCACTATGGTGCCATCAAACATCTCAGTAACGAAGCTGGAGAAACTGCCTTTGTAACTAAAATCCAGCCTAAACCCCCAACCTGGGTAGGTGGTGGGTAGATCAGATTTACGTTCCCAATTTTTAACACCATTGCGGGGGCAGGAATGTGAATTTCTGGGTTCCTCCCAGTCTGGAGTAGTTTGGCGGCAACTGACGCTGATCAGTGTGGGAAGTACGGTTTTTTTTAGTTTACGATTTGGATTCCAACGTCTATTATAGATTGCATGATTCCTGAGCGCAAAAACATCCCAATTGTCCTTAAACCATTTTTCAAATTCCTCAGTGGTTTGAACATTTTGTGCAGCCCATTCAAATATTTGATCAGATTGATTTATTACACGTTGAATATCACGCCGAAAACTCAGAAGAGTGCGAAGTTCTCTAAGGTGGACCATATATTTTTGGTCGCACTCAAACAGTTTTTGGGTCCAGGGGCATTTTCTAACGGTGATTTTCATATTAAGCCAGGTTCAGTTGGGGATTAAGGTCACGGATAATCTCACGTTCACGGGCGTAGGCCGCAGCACGACCACGCAGAGTTTCTACCACGCTGTATTCAAACGCTTCCACGCCATATTTGCGCATGGCGTTGTAGAGCGGCCAGGATTTTTGCTCGCTCCGGCAGCGGCTCTGGTGTTTCTTCCAGCGATCGCAAACACTCTTCAGTGCCGTGCTCTGGGTACGAGCAGTGATTCCGATGTAGATCTGGTCGTTGACTTGCAACTGATAGATAACGTAGGAGCGGTCGCAGCGTTTACGGCGTCTGGTTTTTTGTTCCATTACTCTTTTATGATAGCAAACGATGACCAAAAGGTCAACCTGATCACACACTTTCGAGAGAAAACCTGCTGATCTCAGAACTGGTAAGTTCAGCAAAATCAGCAGGTTAGAATTTAGTAAATTTTGAGCTTGCGGTTAATGCTGATCACTTGGCGATTCAGTTTGAGGATTTGGTGTTTGATCTGATTCTTTAGCTCAGCTTCCTGTTGACTCTGGGTCCCAACGGACTTGTTAAACTCAGTCAGAGTCTGAATTTCAGAAACCAGCCCGGATCTTTTGCACAACATCATGTAGCGTGTGGGGTCAATTGTCACGGGAGTCTTGCGCTCTTGTTCCAATCTCTGCGTCATCGTGTCAATCTGCTGTTGGTGTACCATGTGTTTTCCTTTGGTTTAACTGCTACCTTATTATGATAGCAGATCCTGGACAGCGGGTCAACCAGATTAGCCTATCACTGTGCAACCCTGCTCAGTCAATTCTGTAATCAGCTGCTGGCGCTTGAGAGGGTCAAACACGTTGAATTCGCACCGCCCCTTGTAACGAGCATCATCCAGCAGATCCTTAATTTCCTTCAAACCCATGTTGGTGTAGGTACGCACAACCTTAATACAGTTGATGAAGTTGGTACCAACACCAGTGATCACAACCTTTTGGAAATCGCCCGTTAGCATGCGCATGAGCAAATCGTTCTTCAAGTTGGGATGAATGGTATCAGCCAACACACCCCAAGCGTCATTGGCTGCGTCTGCGCCAGCAATTTCAGCCAGAGTGCGCAACAGTGTATGGCTGGCGATAATCAAGTTGGCTCGCTGATTAGTTGTGAGAGTATCGTAGTTGATCATTAGATTTTCTCCAGTTTGAACTCAGCTCGGTCCAAAATATCAGCCCAAGTGTTATGATAAAGTATAGCATGTTCAGCAGCTTGGGGGTTGAGCTCTCGTTTTTTCGAAGTCATCCAGTCTAACGCCCACATTAAATGACTAGTGTGCGCTTGCTGAAGAACCGCTTCATAGGTATTTTGTGCAAGCTCTGCCATATCCGAACAAGGAGAGTCAATTTCTACATCAATTGTGATTCGATACTTGCTCATAATACCTTAAATCTTCTCCAGTTTGAACTCAGCTCGGTCCAAAACGTCAGCCCAGTTTTTGTGATACGCAATGGATTGTTTAGTAGCATCAGGATTGCGGACATGCAGATCAGACATCAACCACTCCGTCACCCGATGTAAATGGCTGATACTTGCTTCTTTAAGAATTGCATTTGCAGTTTCCTGCGTGAGCGCAATCATATCATTGTGTGGAGGATTGATTTCCAGATTGATCGTAACGCGGTATTTGCTCATGTTTTTAGTGTAGCGTGGTTGAAATCATTTGTCAACCACGCTACAATTTGCGCTAAAATTCGTCCCGATCAATCACACCGCAACGGAAAACTGGTAGACCCAGAGGAGTCCAGCATTCCCTAACGACGGCCGCCCGGTCATCAAACACCGCCAGCACACTGTACTGATCTTTGACGTGTTGCATGTACAAATCGCGCTTGACTTCACTGTCACGCCGGCGATCGGTTGCAGCTCGCATGAACAGCAGGTAGTCTGACAGTTTGCACTTTTCATCCAAATAACGTTCAGTTTCACTCTGACATTTGGCGCTGCGGCCGCTCATAAAAATCACCTTGCAACCCTCGCTGATTTGCAGTGCTCGCACCGTTCGGAGTACATGCTCACGCACTGCATCATTGTAAACCAAGTGCTCGTCATAAGGTCCACGGTCAACCATTTCAGCTACGGTGCCGTCGATGTCCACAATGATTGCTTTGGTTAAATTGGGATTCTGATCCCAACGAGGCAGAGCACCTTCTGCAGGGCGCGGGCTGAACTTGCGATACATATCGCGTATGACCTTTTCACCCACCTGAGCCTTGCCCTCACGCTGAGCATCACGCTGCACACATTCCTCTACCGAAACGTGCTGAAAATCCACCAGCTCAGTTTCGTAGCCGATGCTTTCACAAAAATCCACAATCTGCTTGCGAGTTTTGGGGTTCATGTGTGTGTTGTCTACAATAACGTCATGCCCTTTAAAATGAGCAGTTTGAATCATCAGCTCACGCTGGCAGCGAACGTAATTTTCCACAGTGGGCGTCCACTTGTCAATCTTTTCACGCTCCATGTATTCAGCACGTATGGAATCGTTGTTCACAATCACCGTGTTGGGATTGTGTTCAACATACTCTCTGGCCCAGGTGCTCTTGCCGCTGCCGGGCAGTCCAACTGTGATCTTTGCCTTCATATTCTTATGCTAACGCCTTTCTGTTTAAATGTCAACCTTGTCAGGATATACAGTGATTGGCACGATTCTCCATTGTTCATCGGGTGCTTTGGATTGAACGTATTCCAATGTTCTTTGCGCCTGCTGCTGATCACCGTAGTGAATTTCGCTGCTGTGAATAGTGTATACTCTGAGTCGGTCACTGTTGGGCCAATGGGTGGCTATACAGAAATTAAATTCCGGGTTTGTAGATTTTTGCATGTTCACTCCAGATTAATATAAACCACATCGCATGTTGTTCAGTACGGAACCAAAGTATAACTTCTGAGATCGAAAAATGTTTTCTGCCCCAATCCACTGTGTGTTGCCATCCCTGCTGCTGAAACCAAAGTATATACTTTTCTCGCGATCTGATATAATACCATTCGTTAAACGGTATTTCAACCAAGTACTGAGGTTCTAGAAGGCTCATTTTCGCATCTTTTTGTACAATTTTGGCATGTTCACTGTGGGCTCGATAATAAATTCTACCGTTTTCATCAATGATTTTGAAATATATCAGGTTAACGCTCCACACACAATTCAAAGAATGTCATAAACTGCGCCATGCTCTCACGCGATCCTATCACCAGCATGCTGCAATCACGCTCCACAATCACACCAACTCCAGGAAAATCCTGCAACATTGTGTGCATGCGTTTGCCAATTTCGGAATCCACCACAAAAGCCATTCGGTCTGGTGTAAGTTCAATTGGGCCTTTCATGGAGTTTTTCATTTCCATCTCAATCGGCAAAACACAGCGTCTGCTTCGGATCGAAACAGAAAATAGCACTTTCGATGCAGATCCCAGTCACTGGTCCCTGCAATAACTGACTGCCAACGCTTGCGTTTGCCGCCAAATGTTTGGTAGCACCAAGTATCAACCTCGTATCTCTGCCTTAATTCCACTTGAACGTGGTGACAGTAGATTTCTCGCTGATGACGATTTAGATATTTGAGATAAGACATGTTATTTCCAATCAGAAAAGAATTTATGAAAATCAGCTTCACTGACGCTATTCACGTCTTCGCCCGCTGGCATCTGCAAACTTTCATGCCCATACTTGGCCAGCTTGCGACCAGCAGCATCACGTTATACCAAAATCGTTTTATTTAGGTAATAAACATAGTACACAAGGATGGTTAGACGGCGATCCGAATTCTTCTTCTAACTTAGTGTATTTGACTGCTAAAGAACATTTTATTTGTCATTTATTATTAATTAGGATGACGAATGGAAAAGCAAAAATGATGATGAGTTTTGCTTTGCGGGCAATGCGTTCTTGGAGAAATAAAAATCATAAACGATATAAAATATCGTCCATATGGTACGAATTAAGCAAAGTTACTAAGATTTCTCATTCTGAAGAATCTCGAAAGAAGATTAGCGAGTCTGGATTAGGCAGAGTTCCGTGGAACAAAGGATCAAAAGGAAACATTCCCTGGAACAAAGGAAAAGTTGGTGTTTCAGAAGAGACTCGAGAAAAAAATGAGTAAAGCAGCGTCGAGCCGAAAGCAATCTCAAGAAACTATCCAAAAACGAAGTAATGCTGTTCGAGCCAAAAAATTAGATCCTAGTTATCAGAGACCAAAAATTTCACAGGAACTAAGAGATCAAATTTCTGCTAAATTAAAAGGAAGAAAGTTATCTCCTGAAACATTAGCGAAGCGAAAGTCAACAGTTGAAAAGAAAAAATTAGAAAAATTATCTCAAAAATTTTCCGAAGATTAAGTTAAACTGCTCATCAGACAATGAACCAACATCTTCTTTTTCTGGAAGATATATTACTTCGTTACCGTATTTGGCTAATTTTTTACCAGCAGAATCTCCATCGCAAACTGCAATTAATTTGTGTGGTAACACACTAATCCAATTACGCAAATGTTTTGGGTCATTTGAAATGACTGCTATAGACTGCAAGCCGTGCCACGATAATCGGCAAGAATCAAATACGCCCTCTACTAGGAACAGATCACCGCCCCGCCAATCCACACTCTCCAAACCCCACACACCCACCTTGTTCTCGCCAAACCAAGTGTGATAGCGGGTATGCTCGCCATTGTTGTGCAAACGTGGTGCACCGGGCTCGTACTTTTGGTAGCCCACCATTTGCCCACTGAAATTCCACATGGCAAAGGTTGCGCTCACACCTTCCTCAATCCATACTCCACTGTATCGATCAGGATCAAACCAGCGGCTCAGTAGATGTTCGCGCATAATCTTATATTAGCACATTAGGAATCAGATGTCAATCAGATTAAAAATTTCATCAAAAACAGCAGATGCTTCTGATCGTCCACAATTTCATATGATTCATATGTTGGTTCGAGTAGTCTCACACCAAATTTATCTTCCAACCATTCATCAAAATGTTTTGTATTCTGAATGTATTTTACATTGGAGTCCTTGTACATGTCATAAAAATATTCAGATGCTCTCACAATGCGACAAAATTGTGTCATATTTTGTTACACTTTATAATCTACAATTTCAATTTCAAACTCACCGGTCTGTTTATGGGAAGATTCCAGCTGTCGTGATCGTCTGTATTCTACTGCTTGATCATAGTCTGCAAAGGCTTGCTCAATTACCTGAATCTGATTGGCTTGAGTGAAAACAACTAGATAGATTTTATTCATAAACATTTCCTCTCCAAATTTATTAGATCATCAATTTCATCCAAGCAGCGTCTGATTCTCTTTCAAAGAGCACAGTGATGAACTTGCTGTGAGCTTGGTATCTGTAAGGACCAAAATTTTGCTTGGCAAATTCTTCAAATGCAGCTGACAAATATGCTCGTCCAGCATAAACAACAAAATTACCAGACCGAGTAGTTACCCATTTAGAATCAATTGGGAGTCGAACTTTGTGTAGTCTGTGCATGTTAGTTAGATAAAATCTTCCACATTAATTCGGCGTCAGTCATCATGTTTTTCCTGCGATTCTTTGCCCACTCTGTTTCAACACCAGCCAACCGTTCCAGCTGCATGCGAGATCCACTGAGTGAACTGTAGCATTTATGGTACAATTTGCCTTTGAACACAATGCGTGGACTGTAATCGTCTGCTATGTAGCCCACTCGATCGCCGTTCACGTAGAGGGTCCAATAACTTCTGCCGCCTCTTTTAGTCCTCTTCCAAGTTGCGTTCATATTTTTAAATTGGACCACTCAATTTAAGTATAATATTATCAGTAGTCAGTGTCAATCACACACCAGCCAAAAATTGGGTCAGATTGTTGCCACACAGAGTTAACCAGAAACTGGCTTTTGAATCAAATATCCAGATACTTTGTAATGTCTGTTGTTTGAGACCGTTAGAGCTAGTGATTATAAACCAGGGAAAATTCATGCGATACAGGGACTGTGTTAGTTTGGGGGTCATTATGAGATTTTGATCTGTCAGCGTACATTTGAATGATGGAATAAATTCTGGTTTACAAAGCATCTGCCTCAATCCTGGCATACTAAGTCTCCATTTGTGACTGTCAATGGAGTTGTGCCACCATATTTGTTTGTATGACTTCAGTGTGGTGTTATCAGGCATCAGGCGATTTTTTTCCTGATAATGCTGATACATCTGCTCACTGAATTCATCTCTGGTCATGGGAAAATCTGTTGTCCTTGGTTCAGCAATACCACAGTAAAATCCTGACTGTCAAATAGTGTATTCAATTTTCGAGCCAGGTTCACGGCATGACCAGGATTAGCAAAACTGGTTTTTCGATACTTCGGTCCTGGATAGCTGATCAATGTATTCACTGTTTTGAGGTTTATGGGCTGGCCCTGGTAGAACACCGCCCAGATCCCCTGACTTGCTAAAATCTGTTCACTACGATAAAGTCCCTGTGATTTTTCTATAAGAATTTGAGGTTTAGGTCGGCTCATTGATAAAAATCTCTCTGAGGTATTTATAGAAAAATTACCAAGTTCCGCCGTTTAAACCTCCAGAAGAATCAGGCTTTTGAGCCAGGAGTTGATTTTGCAGTGCAGATATTTTATCCAGCAATGCAAATACTTCATTATGCAGCAAACGAGCTTCAGTAGCAGTCAGAGTAATATTACTGGTTCGGTTTAGGTTCAGTAACTTTACTCGATCATTGAGCAGTTTGATATAAGGGGTCATTTTGGATAATTTGATGGCGTGCTAACAGATCCTGTTTGTTCATGTAGGGGCCGTAATAGCTGTACCGATCCAGCGTGATCAGTTTGGGGCAGAACATTCTTTTCCAACCCTGTTTGTTTACCAAATAATATCCGGCACACAATTTACTCTTGCTATCTGCGTCAGAAGTAAACAGCGGCAGACGACGATGAACATCGAATTCAGGATTGTGTGCTGGGTTGCGAGTTGGATAACCAAAAACATCACAGGATTTTTCTGGTTTGGTTACTGTGATTTCCTGCCATTCGATGTCAAAATCATGCTCAATGTCTTTGAGTTTCTGAAACTGTTTGGTACCATTGGGAGTTTGTAGAACTACGCCTTGTGCATTGACGGTGATGTTACCTACCTTGCGGCCATTGTGTTGTACAATCCAGAATGTGTCGGAAACATTTTTGGCTGTTAGCTTAGACATCTGAGTTTTCCTCCTTGTTGGATGAATTGTTTTCTATTAGGTTTGTGGCTCTGATAAATCCCTGATTCCAGCCACGCAAATACCCAGCATAACTGGAACAAAAAGCCAATGTGAGTAATGGTGCTAACTCTCTTAGCAATTGAGATGTTTGAAAATTGCCAGTGAACAAATCTTGTAAGGTCATATTATTTTTCTGGTATTCCTGCGGACAAACTGGCGATGACCACCAGTTGCTCTAGTGAGTCTGTAAATGTTTTGAGTGCGTCAGCAACTGCGGGCGAATCTTGTGCTTGTTGACGCCAGATATCCTGTTGTTTTCTTTGTTTGTGAATCCATTCCACGATTTCTCTTCCACGAATATTCCATGAAATACTATAGTGAGTATTGGGTATTTGATGCCACAGCCCGTTGGACACGAATCCCAGTCCATACCCTTCTCTCCAGCGTACCTCTCTGAGAGAGTCTGAAATATAATCAGTACAGATACTACTAATGGTAGTATCTGTACTGGTTACTTCGATAAGACCAGTGTTATCCTGGATATAAATTGATCTAGTGCTCATTCTGGTAATGCTGCTCCCAGTATTTGGCCCCAAGTGGAGGCCTGTTCGCTCAATCGGTTGAGATCAAAACGACCACAAAACTTCAAAAACTGAGCTCCCACCATGGGGCGGTTCAGCGATTGAACTGAGTTGATTGTTTGTTGTATTTTTTCACGAATATGATCAGGTTGAGCACTGAGATCCACCAGAACTCGGTTGCGATGATAATCATCCAGTACACGATGCTCGTTGCCCTCGTGATCCACCCAACGCTGAAGCATCAGGTTGTTCCAGGCCCAGCCCTGAATTTTACGGTCAGCAAATGCTTCAGTCAGACCCACTTTGTTTTTTGAACCCTTGGTTCGCACGCCCGGATAGGCGCTGAACACGTTGTCAGTGGTGTCGCCGCGTATACACTTTTCAAACAGCAACCATTCAGGATCAGGTGTAGTTTTGGGCAAGCCAGTCTTGCGATCTTTCACTGGCTTGCCCAGACGATCAAAGATGCCTTCCAGAGTAATTAACTCTTCAGAAACACCATTGTACTGGCGAACATTGGGAGCCAACAGTTGAACATAATCGCTGTCACTGCTCACAATCACATGCTGATCATTGGGTCGGGATTGAATCCATCCAGCAATGAGATCATCAGCTTCCAATGCAGAGTTTTGTAGCACAGTGACATTGGTGCGATCTCGCAGGAATGCAGCCAATGAATCGTTTGCATCCCAGAACATCTGATCTTCAGCCTGCTGGGCAGGAGTGGCTGCGTTGCGAGCATCAACACGGTTGCGTTTGTAGGGTTGATAAAAATCTTTGCGCCAGGAGCGACCCTCTAGTGCAATTACCACATGATTGGCCCGATGTTGCCGCCAACAACTGGCAATGCTGCTCAGTGTTACGTGGATAGCCAATCCCACTTTTTCTTCTGGGGATTGAGCCTTGTGTGCTGAATGCCGAGCACGGTAGAACGTATTTGCCAAATCTACAATCAGAAATGTCATAAAAGTATTATAGCAATTATTGATATCAATGTCAACCGATTTCGGTTCGGCCGTTACCTAAATCTCTACGAGTCACTCGGTTGGTGGGATCGGCTTGATCCTGCTCCCAGGTTTCATCTACAACATGCCGGCAGATACCTCTGAACCATTGATCCACTAATTGTTCTTCAGTTTCCCCCTGATAACCACTTACCAACAGTTGTTTGATAAAGTATTCATTCCAGTCCAATTCAAAACTCCCCAGTGTGGGATTTTTGGGATCAAAGTCCAGACCCAACACATTCACATAAGGACGTTTTTCAGCAGTGGCTTGTTCTTTGGCACTCAACACCGCAGGTTCAGGTTTGGGCTTGGGAATTCGCTTGGCCCTGGGTTTGGCTGGTTTCGGTGTTTCAGCTGGAGGTCCAGGCTCAGGCAATGGCTCAGAGTTCCAGGGCCAACGTATCTGTGCAAATTTACTGAGAATGGGCATTACCGACTCCATTTCATTATTTTTAGCATATTTTATAGCCCCCACTTTGTTACTAAATTGTAACCTGCTTTTTTAATTTGATTTTCTATCAACATAGTTTTTTCGTACAAATCTTTCATTTTAACTTTAAGAATAGGGTGAATTAGTTCTGGATCAAAAGTGTAAATGCATCCATGCCAAAATTTTCCATGATATAAAAATACTGTATTTGTTTCAGGATCAAAACCATCAACGCTATACTTTATATCTTCTAACCATTTTTGCCTAACTGGTACCTCCAATGAGTCTAACCATTTTGTTTCATTTTTTGAAACGAATCTTGCTCTTCCTGCATCAAATTGCTTTTTTCTTGCAATTTTTATCATCTTTAGTCCTGCATTACGTTTGTTTTCTTTACCACAATGAGGACATCCAACTCCGACATTTAACGAACTCATCCATTGACTAAAATATAAATTATGCTTCTTACAGAATATATTGTGTAGTTTTCTATCATCTAATAAAAAAGAATCTTTAAAACACAATTCCTTTAAGATAGATTTATATTTTTGTTTTCTATCGTCAAGAGTAACTTTGACTTTTCCCTTTTTTTCTTCGTGATATCCTTTTTTACAACAATGTCTATTTGGTTTAAGTAAACGATATGCGTAAATCTCATTTGTTCCATGATGTTGACATTCAACAGTAACTTTATTCTCCACTCCTTTGTACTCGGACAAAATTTTTATCTTAGGGTTAACTTCAGCAACTTTTTTATGAACTCGTCATGAGTATAAGAACCTTTTTTCATATCCCCATCCTTTCACAAATATTTAGTAAAGGATGGGGATATTTTTACTTAGACCAACTATTTCCCCACAGATCCACATGCAGTCGAGGACTGTAGTAGTAACCACGACGCATGGCTTCTTCAGCAATATTGAACTTGTTTCCGTTGTAGATAACATCCACACCACCCACTGGCATCACATAAACAGGTCCCACGAAACCAGCAGCACGATATTCTGCCACTGCTTGATCAGCTTCAGCAAAATGTTCAGGAGAATCCACTACGAACTTCAGATAAGCAAATCCGTAATTTTCATAGGAAGCCACAACGTCAGGTTTGATAGCATCACTCCAACTCTCACCACTTGCGCTGAGTTTGGGACTTACGCTAAACGTGAAACACGAGTCGCCTTCAAACTGACCAGTGATA